TTTTGTTTGGATTGGGGTGTTCGTTTCAACAAAGTAATTATACAAGAAAAAGGGGGGCATCGAACCCCCCAGTGTACCAGTTTGAAAAGTGGTCAAGCAACGAGTTCCACAAACTCTCCAAGAATCCTTTTATTCATTTTCTTGGACTTAAGACTCTTCACAAATGCAGATTTGATTTGAGTCTTGGTAGCATCTTCGGCAACTTCAAATTCAGCATCTTGTGCCAGAGCATTTGCCGAAAGACCAAAGTAAGCATTGTACCCAGACTTCTTGATAGTAAATGCTTTTTCTTTCTTCCAAGTGTTCATAGTCTTTTCAAAATCTGGTCCATAATATCCACAATAACGGCGGATAAAGGAACCAGCATCACGGGAAGCAAGCACACGAATACCAATGAAGTTTATGTCCTTAAACTTATCACGCAAATTTTGAAGAAGAATATCAGTAAACTCATACCACTCACAATCAAGAGAATAAGTCATACCAGTCTTACGATCACGCAGGAAAGCATTAGGACCAATATATCCAGTGCCCATAAAAGGATCATCTTCCCAGCGGCGTTGAACTTCACGATGATACTTCGGCATTGCTGCCTCACCATCAGTCAAAATTACACACTGAACCTTTTGAAGTTTGTTCTCTTGCTGGAACTTAGGAAGAATCTGGTGAAGAGCAATCAAAGTCTCATTCAGCGGAGTGCCAGAGAGACTCAAACCATAAGGAATGTTATAACGGACATAAGAATTCCAGCGGAAAGCATGGGCAAGACGGAAAATATTCTTCATTTGGTCTTCCAGAGTTTTACCATTGGTCTTACTAGTGAGCATATTCATCAGCGAGAACCATTCACCAACTTGAACCAGTCCATCTTTCTTGGTGTAAGCAAGTTCACGGAGGTTTGCCTTATTGTCCTCATCATACTTCACCAGAGGATAATCACTGGTAAAGGCATAAACATCAAAGGGAATCGCAACTTTCTTACAGAACCACACAAGGTTGAAGAGTTGCTTGACAGTATCCAACATCACATCACTCATTGAACCAGACCAGTCAAGGATAAACACCAAACCATGATTCTTACCATCAGCAAGAGTGGTTACCTTGCGGAACAGGTCTTCGTTGTATTTGTAGGTGTGAAGTTTAGTACAGTCCAATACACCAGTGCGGGCAGTGGTGGCACGGGCATAAGAATCTGCTGCCTTGCGACACTCAAACTCTTTCACCAGATAGTTGACTTCCTTCTGTGCCGAACGCTTGAACTCTACAAAGTTTTTATCAACTTCGCCAAAAATTTCTTCGGTAGAAACTTCCCGCTCTTCAATCCAAGCATTCCAGTATTGCTTACACTTATCATGGATTTCGGCATTAGGGACAATGATTTTATCCAGGTCAAGTTTGGGCAACTCAAGGTAAACATTCTCATAACCATCAGTATTCACAAGGTCTTTGAGTGCCTCCTCAAGTGACTCCATAGTTTTGACTTCGGGTTCATCAATCTCACCACCCATAGAGGTGGTCTGCTGTTGCTCCTGTTCGGCAGTTCCACCATAAGAATCAGTCTCACCAGGTTGCTCCTGATCACTTTCATTCTCACCCTCAGGTTGATCGGAGAAATCAGAAGCAGGTTGATTACTACCACTCTGTTGAGATTCCAAAGAGTCCATCTGAGTTTTGGTTTCTTCCTGCTGCTTTTCCTTACAAAACTTATAAAGTTTCCAAGCAGCAGCAAGAACATCAACAAAAGTTTCAGTCTCCCCAATCAAAGAGACAAGTTCTTTCTCATCATCCTCAAAAGGAATGTCTACAAAGTTGCCGATTTTATAATACAGATTGACCTTATCAGCAAGATTATAAGTGCTGATATCTTCATCTTCAACCTGAAAGAAGTCTTGCTCGGCAAGTTCCCCATATCCCTTATAGAAGGTTTTAGAGAGACCAGCATAACGACGCTTCATCAGTTTCTCAATGCGGACATCTTCTACCACATTCACAAACTGCGGGGGAATCTTATGAGTCTTCAACCAATCTTCATCAGGTGTATAGAGAGCATGACCAACCTCATGACCAACCAGCAAGTCATACACGGTGTTACTTGCCTTCTCCCACATCGGCAGGGTGAGTACACGAGTATGAACATTAAACTGGGCAGTTTCCACTTTCTTGTGCTCAACCACAAGGTCTTCGGTAGCAAGGAGCTTGGCAAGTTGAGACTTGATTTCGTGGCGGACGGTCATTGGTCTGTTGCGTATGGACCTATTATACAAAAAAAGGAGGTCCGAAGACCTCCCAGTGGACAGTTTAAAAAGTGGATTCAAGCATCTTTTGCCTGACTTGCTGCTCCAGAACCTGGTTTTTTGTAATCATCTTCAGTATATGGTCTGTAATCATCACGACCACCACCACCTTGCTTACCATAACGCTGCTCTCTTCTCTTAGCAGCTCTTGCTCTCATCGCTTCAACAGAATCTGCCTCAACAATACTCTGTCTCCACTCTTCACTCATATTTGCCATAATAGCAAGAGCCGCCTTGTTGGTATCAGCATAACCTTCGGCAACTAGGTATTCTAGCAGATAATCAAAGAGATCGGTTTCCACTTCTTCTTTCTTCATTTTCTTTTCTTCTGGACTTGAACCAAAAGTTCCATGAACCATTTTATCCAATTTTAAATGAAACTTAGTTTCAGAATCTTTACTTGCACCTTCTTCTTTTTTGTCCTCTTCCTCATCCTCTTTTTCACCCCTTTTCAGTTCATCGGGCGAATACTTCATGGTCTTACCATCATCACGCTTGACGGTATAGTACTTTCCTGTTTGTTCTGGATCAACTTTTACAACTTCACCTTCCATTCCACTCGATTTACAAGTGACTTCATCACCAACTTTAAAGTGGTCTTCGGAAATAGTTGTATAAATGGAAGCATAAGCCTCCATCAGGTCTTTAACTTGTTTTGCTTCCATTGTATTAATAGTTTTTTAGTTATTTAGTATTTAAGCAATATCACCCTCTGTTGGAGCACCATACTTCTTCAACCAAATCTTAGTTCCAAGTTCCTTTGCTTTTACAGGATCAGATTTTCTCAACTTCTCATACTTTTGCAGTTCTGGATCAACAGGTTTAGCAGCAGGTTTTACTACTGGTTTGGCAGCAGGTTTTACTACTGGTTTGGCAGCAGGTTTTACTACTGGTTTGGCAGCGGGTTTTACTACTGGTTTGGTATCGGCAGGTTTTGCAGAAGGTTTTGAAGAAACACCTGCTCTCCTCAGAATTTCGGGAGTAGGCATTGGATCAATAGGATCAAATTTTGTTTTGGTAAGTTTTACACCTTTTTCAATTGCCGCATTAGGAATATCAGGACCTAATTTACCATAAGCAGTTGGTTTAAGGTTTCTTGCTTGATCTGTTTTACCAGTTAAAGAAGCAACAGTTCTAAAAAGTGCTTTTCCTCCTTCTTTTCCTGCCTTATCAATAACAGGTTGTGCGAGGGCAGTTATAATGGCACCAGCAACTCCACTTTTCAATCCAGTCAAGGGACCACCAGCAGATCCACCACCAGGCATTTGTGGTTTTACCGCTGGTTTTGCTGCTTTTGCTAGCTTTGGTGCTAACTTATCAACATTAGCAGATGGTGCCAATGTTGAAGAGGGTTGTGCCGATACACTACCTCTGAAATTTCTAACTCCACGACTAGTAAGTTGTTTTAATTCTCTACTACCAGGAACTGTATTGGATTTAATATCAATAGTAGGTCCAGATGGAGATATAGGTCCTCCAGGTTTTGTATCTAATGCCTTAGGTGCATTCATTGAACGTGTTCCACGAGAAGTAGATACGGATCCACGATTTCCAGAAGTTACTGAAGAACTACCAGAAGTATTTGTCATTCCCGTTGCAGATCTAGCAGAAGTTGTTAAACTATCAGGTTTCTTAACAGTAGAAGTTACTGCACCAGGTTTAATAGCAGTAGTTATAGCGCCACCTTTTAAATTCTTTACAGCATTAACAACAGTTCTAAGTGGTTTTGTTAATTGATTAATTGGATTTGGTGCCTGCGGAAGCAATCCACGAATACTGGGACCAGAAGAACCAGTTAGTGCTCTTGTAGTAGTTGGTTGTGTCTTACCAGTGACTTTATTTAATATATCTTTAACACCAGTTCCAGTCTGACCACCAGGCCACACATCGCCAACAAGTTTATTTGCTCCCTTTGGTGCAGTTCTTATTGTTGCAGTAGATGTTCTAATAACAGGTGCTGGTGATTGTGCTGTTGCAGTTGGTGCATTTGCTGGTGCAGATACAGATGGTGCAGATCCTGCTCCAATAGATGTTCCAAGTATATCAGTTATTCCAGCCCTTATAATATTTTTAGCGACTTGTCCAGGTCCAACACCAGGTTTTCCAATTCCAATTCTATTTTGAACTGCTTTCCAAAAATTTTCATTTACAAGTTCAACCATAATACGGTTGGACTCTTGAACAGAATATCCTTCATCAAGAAGAATTTCTAGAACTTGATCATAGATATTAACTTCTTCTGGTATCTTTGTCCAATCAGTTTGTCGAATAGCATTACGATTTGGAAGTTTAGGCGGAACAGGTCCACCTCTAAATGTAGGTCCAGGACCCATTGTTGTACCAAAGTCTCCTGGTTTAATTTCTAGTTTAGATGTAGGAGAAGAAGTAGTAGTAGAAGTTGGTGCAGTTGGTTTTGGTGTAGAAGTAGGTTCGGGAGTACCACTCATCATTCTCTGAACTCTTTCCTGCCCCTCAATACCTGCTCTAAGTTTATCAGGACCAAGAAGTCTTTTTGCTCGTGTACTCATTAATGCCTGTGCTTCTTTCGAAGGACCTGCCATCGTTGCCTGAGCAGATGCCTTACGGAGATCATCAAGTTCTTGCTGAAATGACTTTTGAGGAGCGGCAGGAGGAGTAGCAGTAGAAGAAGTGCTGCTAGGACTGGCAGTGGTTGTAGATGGTTGAGAAGTTACTGGCGTAACTGTTCTTTTACCAGATGCATCGTATGATACATTTACAGATTTTCCACCAAGAGTTGCTGGATATTGTTTACCAACTGTTACGGTTCCACCTTTACCACCGGCAGCAGCAACTGTTTGCGAACTAGTTGTAGTTGGTTTAGGTGATGTTTGAGTAGTAGTGTCGGTAGTTGTTGTTTGTACTGGTTTTAGTTTAGGTGCTGTAGATGCTGCTTTTAATTCATCGGGAGTTGGTGTTGTTCTTCCATCGGTAGGATAAGTCAGTGTTCCATCAGGTTTTACCAAATACCGATTTCCACCAAATACGGTATATTGTTGCTCATAAATTGAATTATATGCTTCTTGTAAACTTTTATAATTTTTGTCGCTCATCTCTAAAAGACACTTTTTAGATATTTATCAAAAAGAAGAACCGCCCCGTGAGAGGCGGTTCTTGAGTGCTTGGCGACGTGCCTTTGCTTGTCGGAGTGCTTGTGGTTTTAGTTTTCGCTTCTGCTCTTTTTTAGAGTGGTGTTGCCAGTTTGGGAGTTTCATTCTCCTCCATTTGCTTGTGAAGACATCATACGGGAAAAACCTTTGACTTTCTCAAACCTTATGACACTTTCAAATTTGTCATGTAGGTCAGACTTATGAGAGATCACAAAGATATTAGCATCCTTAATCACATAGCGAATGATTTTCAAGAACTCATCAGTGCCGAAACCATCAAGTGAAGAATCAAATACCTCATCCATAATCAGCAGATTAGTATTGACGGAGTTTTTGACTCGGGCGACTTCTCTCCAAGTGAAGAGAAGGGCAAGGTCGATTCTCATTTTCTCACCCTCACTGAATGAACTATATGAAAAGTCTTCGTGAATGGGTGATTTTACCGTTTCGTTAAATTCTTCATCCAGATTGAAATTAATATAAAAGTCCATCATCTGAAGGTAACGATTCACCTGCTGATTTATGAACGGAAGATACTTCTTAATTATCTTCGTTTTAACGCCATCGTCCTTGAGTAAGGAATAGGCAAAATCGTAATAAACGATTTCCTCTTTTTTCTTTGCTAATTCTTCAAATGTTTTTTGGAGATTGGAGCGAAATTCTTCTAACTTCTCATGCTCAGTATTTCGGTTTGCAAGGTTTTCGGTAATAGTTTGAATTTCATTTTCAAGATCTCGGATTTGTCGCTGGTTAAGTGATATCCGAGTATTGTTTTGAGAAATCTCATGGTTGAGTTTCGTAATCTCCTTGGAAAGTGCGTTGAATTGACGCTCTCGCTCCTGTTCGAACTTTATTGTTTGCTCAAGTTCTTCATAACCATCTTTAAGTTCCTTTGCCTTATTTTGAGCGTCTGTAATTCTATTTAACCGAAACTCTTCCTCAATCGTCTGAGTACATGTAGGGCATACCGTATTTTCATTAAAAAACTTATGCTCTTTAGTAATAGCAGATACCTTCTGAGAGATCTTTCCTTTGAGATTATTGAGCTTTACTAATTTATCTCCCGCACCAATGACTTCTTCTTGCTCTTTCGTAAATTTAAAAACTTTCTCCTCAGTTTTAGCATTCTCTGTAATATAAATGCCAACCTCAGAATCTAGATTGGTAATCTTTTCTTTATTGGCATTGATATTGGCATTACCACGATTTTCAAGTTCTTCAATAAAGTCTTCTTGCATCTTCATCTTATCTTTAATATTATCTTTCCTCAGATCAAGAGATTTGACTTGATCTTTCTTTTCTCTAAGTTTATCCTTGACAATGTTGTTCATTGCGGAGAATACACGAATATCCAAAAGATCCTCAATCACTTCACGACGATTCGCTGTCGTAAGTTGCATAAAAGGAACAAAAGTACTACTACCCAGAATTACAATTTGAGTAAAAGACTTATAGTTAAGTTTGAGAATACTCTCTTCCAAAATACGCTGCATTGCACGATCATCTGCTTCACGGTGCAATGGAGTGTCGTTTACGACAATATCAAATACAGAAGGTTTGATTCCACGTCGAACAAGATACTGACGAGTATTGATTGCAAACTCAACTTCTACAACACATTCCCGCTCATTAGAAGTATTGACAAGTTGAGGTTTATTAATCTTCCTGAATGGTTTATTAAACAGAACAAAAGTCAAAGCGTCTAGGATAGTAGACTTACCAGCTCCGTTTGTTCCAATAATAAGGTTTGTATGATTACTTTGGAAATCAACTTCCGTAAAACTGTTTCCAGTAGAAAGAAAATTACGCCAACGGATCTTTTGAAAGGTTATCATTCAGTTTAGGGGGAATAACAATATCGTTTGGTGTAACGACGGCATATTTGTAATTATACCGCTTACAGGTCATTATTGCAAGAGCGTCATCAACTTCTACAACGTCCATTTCTGTTTCTTCTTGATCTTCAAGCATCAAAGCGTAACGAACAGCATCATCTTCTTCTTCAAAGAGGAAAAGAACCTTTTCCCCGTATCTGTTCTGAACAGCGTATGCTCCGTCGTCTTTTTGATCTTTAAGAGTCAGAAGAAACATTACTCAACCTCGCACGCTTGTGAGTATATTTTTTGCAGAATACCTTTGATGATTGATTTATCACAATCGATTTCAGATTCATCAATATATCTATTCAAAATAGAAATTGTATTTTCAGACTCTTCAACTTCAAAATCTTCATCAACATGAATCTCAAAATTCTCTACAATCTTGAGTTCTTGAATTCCTGATGAATAAAGTTTATCAATAAACTTTTCAAACTTCTTTGGATCAGATTTCTTCTTTACAATAACCTTTACAATTTTACCAACATAATCACGAGTATCAAATGTTTGGTAAGGAGTGTCTTCATAGTAAACATTATAGAAAAGTTTATATGGATTATTGATTGATTCAATTTCTAAGGTTTCCGTATCAAAGATATGAAATCCACGAGTGTCATTCACATCATTCCAATACATTTCATAGGGATTACCTAGATAGAAGATTTTCCCGTTATCCGATCGAGTGTGATAGTGTCCCGAGAAGACATGACTGAACTTCTCAAATAGTTCGCAGTCCATACCGTCTTCCATGACGTGCCCGCGATGAGCTCTGAATCCGTTGAGTTCAAGGTGCCCCATCGCACACTTGCTACGTGAAGCTTTAATAGATGAGACAGTATTTTGATAATTTTCATTGTTAATCCAGGGAACAAAAAGTACTTTTAATTTATCTAACTTGACTTCTTCTACTTCTGAATAGATTTTAATATTATCATATTCTTTGAGAAGGAGACCTACTGAGTTGACTGAGTTTGTATTTTTAAAATATGTATCGTGATTTCCAACAATCATATGCATCGTAATTCCCATTTCGGCAATACGATTAAACACGACTTGCTTTGACCACTCTAAACTTTGTAAATCGATTGAACGACGATTATCAAAAGCATCACCCATATGAATAACGGTTTTGATATTTTCACGCTCTAATGTGGGAAAGAAAATATCATCATAAAACTTCTTGAAGAAGTCGTGAAGATACTTGGAACCTTTTCTTGCCCCATAATGAGTATCAGTGATAATGGCAACCTTCATCGGTTCTTGTAAGCAATATTATCCTTGATCGTATTATAGTCGGAACTGCTACCAGAAAGCAAGCTATCGTCAACCATCATTACCTCATCAAAACCAGTTCGTTCGATAATCTTGGTCTTGATTTCCAGTTGCTTCTTCTCTTTTTGAATACGACGGAGAAAAGCGTAGTGAATGATTTGAGTAAAGTATGCAAAGGGATTCTTGGACTTCTCTGGGTCAAAGTTATGAATGTACTGGACACAATTTTCAATGCCATCAGAAATCATATCGTCCCGAAACATATAGTTAACGAAGTTCGGTTTGTATGAAAGGTGCGTAGCGATCTTTAAAAAGCATTCGCCAAGATAGTTTGAGATTGGTGGTTTACCTTCCCAACGCTTTGCTCTTTCTTCTTTGGGTTGCTTTGTGAGATCTTTATTGTAAATCTTCAAGTATGACTTTTCAACTTTTGTTCTATAAACAATCAGTGCTTCAAGTAACTCTTTGTTGTTTACATAATGTTCTGATTTCTTCTTGGACATAACATTGGTCTCAGTAGATAAATTTTTGTTATGTTCATTATAGCATACTTTAAGGGCTTGACAACTATTGGTTTTATGAGTAGACTACCTTTGTCCCGGTTGAAGATCAGAGTTTAGCTTTCTTTATTATCTTTAAGATCTTTACGGAAAATATCTTCTAGATTCTTTCTAGCATCTTCAACAGTAGAGATATATCCCATTTTATTTGATATTTTTACTTTACCATCCAGTTCTATATCAACATCTTCTTCATTAATATATCTCTCATAGAAAGTTATCATTTCACTTTCTTTTACTTCTGTCATAGTAACAATCTTATCGTATTTTATGATAAAGAAATCATCAGATGGTATTTCCATCCATGGTCTAACTTTTACATATTGACCTATATGATTATTAATAACTTTCATTATGACAGGATTTTGAAGAATTATAATAGGATCCCCATCATTCTCATCAACACATATCAGAGAAAATATTTCTTCACCTGTAACTAATTTAATTGCTGCGTAGAACTCTTCTCCCATTAGTTTTTAAGCGGTATGTTTACAATATCATAATTAAAGTTTTCTTCGTTATAGACTTTGATTCTTTCGATCAAGTGATTGAGTGTATAATTTTTTCTTGACTTATAACTGATATCATCGGCAATATCATACAAAGTTGCTTTTGTTTTGTTATTACCTTTTCTTAAAACTCTTCCGATAGATTGAAGGTTTCTGATTCTTGATTTACTCGGAGAAGCAAAGATAACATTGTGTAAATTTTTAATGTTAATACCTGTTGAAAAAGTTCCGTAAGAAGCAACAATAATTGCGTTGTTTTCTTTTTCAGTAATTTCTCTAACTTTTTCTCGATCTTCTGTATCTACTCCACCATGAACAAAGAAGACATGACGATTGTCAGTGATATTTTTATTTATTAATTCATAGAGTGGTTGTCCATGACCTTCAACACGAGAAAATAATATAAGTGTATTACCTTTAAGATCAAGGGCAAGGTTACGTATAAATTTATTTCTTCTATCATGATTAATAATATATTGAACTTCTTCCTCAAAGTTTTCAAATTTATGAGGTGGGTGTTTCAATAGAAGCACGTTGATATCTAACTTGGCAACGTGTCCCTTTTGCATCAGTTCTTCTGTTCTGATGATTTTATATGAAGGACCAAATAAACCTTCTAATACCCACTTATGAGTTTGGGTTCCGTCAAGTGTTCCAGTAAATCCAAAGCGATACTTTGCGTCTGAAAGTTTTGACATTATAGATATTAGAGACTTAGATTTGAACTGGTGTGCCTCATCTCCAACAACCACATTAAATCTTGAAAAGTATTGACGGGGAAGTTTGTAGATGGACTGCCAGGTAGTGATAATCACCTGTGAGTCAGTCTCCCTTTCTTTTCCCGCATAGATCTTGTGGCAATATGAACCTACGTCCCAACCATAGTCTGCAAAGTCTTTATACATTTGCTCTACAAGGGAAGTCGTCGGAACGACTATCAGAGTATTTTTCCCTTTCTCAACGTAATATCTCACAATTGAATATATCATCAGAGACTTTCCAGAAGCAGTTGGAGATATCAGCAACTTTCTATTATGTCTTAGGGCGTCGTATACTCCCTCTACTTGGTACTCGCGGGGAACATACTTGCAAATAGAAGTCATATAATCATTGACTCCTTCCTTTGAAATCATATCATTGACTTCAAATGGTAAACCATAGAACTTATTATTTACAAATTCATAACTGTAATCATGAGTCTCACAAAAACGTGTGATTTTATCCAGCAGACCTACATAGATCTCACCTGTCTGCGTATTAAATAAACGAATTTTTCCGTCCCAGTATTTGTTGCGATACTGGGGCATAAATTTAGCACCTGGTACGTCAAATGTGAACTGATCTGCTAGTTCGTAATAGACGTGTGGTTCTGCTTTTACCTGAAGATATACTTCGTTCTTTTTTGAAATAATCAAATGAGACATAACCCATAAGTATCACCTATGGGTATTTATTGTCTCAGTTGAAACCAGATTGAAATCGGTTCCACTCAATAGCGTTCTTAATTTGGAAAGTTCGGTTGGAAACTGTTTTGATAATCTCCTCAAGAAACTTTAACATTACATCGTAGTATCTAATTTTGATGTCTATGCGATTAAGTTTCTCATCGGCATCCATATGCCTCTGTACCGCCTCTTTGTCCCTAACTTTATATGGGAATGGTTCTTCCTCATAAACCTCAGCAGGTGCCTTTCCGGTGTAGTAGTTGTAACGTTCAAGTTTAACTCTATTGTAAGTTTCCCTTGCTTTCTCTTTTAATAAGGTAATAGTATTGTATATGGTATAATACTTTGCATGAAGTTGAGGAATTTTCAAAGACTCATCATGTAAATTATCAGGATCTATGACAGAATCTCTCTGCCACATTTCCTGGATTTCGTCAAGATTCATTAAACAGAACTAGTAAGAGTATATACAGTATACTTGAAAGATGCCTGTGCTGTAAAGTATTGAATATCAGTCGGTGTTGCATCAAAATCAAGAGAACTTAATGATGTTGGAAAAAGATCTAAGAATTTTACTTTTGCAACTTCTCTAAAATTGCTATTCAAAATACGTAAAGTTCCATCACTAAATGCTTCTTTCTGATCTCTTTGACCAGCATCATTTGTAGTAAGAGTTTTAAATTGAGAAGTAGTCTCTGGAAATCCTAAACCAGTTAACCATTCGTATACTGCAATATAGTTTTCCATATTTTCATCAACAATAAACCTAAGTGTTAAATCGCCATAGGTTAATTTTTCACCAGGAACATCAATGTCTTTTAGGTATGATGGTTGTATTGTGGTTGCAAGAGAAATTTCAGGTATTCTGGCACTATTTGCAAAGAAGTCTACCTGTGGATACTTTGCCAAAGTAAACTTAAATCCAACAGTTGTTAGAAAATTTCTATTGGAAATTTGTCCAGGAAAATTACAATTTGCCATAAAAAATTAATCCTTGATGATCAAATTGAACCAGGTTTCACTCATGCCTGTGATAATATTGTCAGCAGATTCTTTGTCTTCTGCATAACCTTCTTTAATCAGATGCTCAACAACTCTTTCATAATTCTTATGAATTTCCAGAGATTGCTTTGGAGTTGGTTTCATTGTTGCTACTAGTTTTATTTTTATTTAGATAAAAAAAGACCCCCCTTTCGGGAGGTCTGATAGATATGTGAATCGAGATCACATGAGGTTGGTAACCTTGACTCTTCTGTAGTAACGGTTAGCGTTACGTACAAGACCGTCGCCAGTGATAGCGTTTGTACCCTGTGAGAATGGGTTAGCAACGATACCATAACGGGTCTTAAAGCCAATCTTGGGCTGGAAGGTGTCCTGACCAACGGCACGAACCATTTGGAGAGGAACGTATGGGCAGTAGAAGAGACCAGCGTCATAAGGTGAAGAACCCTTATAACCAACAACGTAGTACTGGTTAGCAGATACGTTTGCCGAATAAGGATCGATATAAACACGATACTTACCTTGCAGAACACCAGCGAAGGTGTTGCCAGTGTCATCAACGTTGAGGTTAGCGTTCAGAGCAGGGGTGTAATCAAGTACACCAGCCATGGTCAGAGCGGAGGCAACGTCTGCGGAGCAGAGGATCATGTTGCCCTTTCCTCTACGAGTGCGCTGTGCAATTGCGTTAGCGTCACGCTCGATTTGGAAGATCAGACCCTTGAACTTCTCAACTGACCAACGACCGTTGGAGTCAACGTCGAGGTCGAAAGTACCTTGTGTAGCAACGTTTGCTTGAGCACCAGACTCAGCAACGTTGTAGATGGTACGGATAACTTCGCGGTTGATTTCAGCGAGGATCTCAGTGCTGAGGATGTTAGCAAGCTCAGCTTCTGCATTCAGACCGTGAATTGCCTTCAGGTCTTGTGCGAGTTCGAGTGAGTACTCAGCTTTCAGTGCTCTGGACTTTGCAGTAACGGTGACTTTCTCGATCGAGAATGCCATCTCGTTGAATGCACCAGTGCCATCGCCCAGACCTTCTGCCTGATCGGTGCGGAGACCCTGACCTACGTTATAGGTCTGAGCATCGCCAGTTGCAGGATAGGTAGGATCGAGGAGACCTGGGTTAGAACCACGCTGAGCGGTAGTACCAAGACCAACTGAACCATCGGTCCAACCAGCGGTATTGTTGAAGCTTGCACTCTGACCAGAGAATGCGGAGTCTGCTTCGTTGAACAGAGCTTCTGCACCACCTTGAGTGGAGTACTTCGAACGCATTGCGAAGATCAGTCCAGTAGGACCGTTCATTGGTTGAACACCAGCGAGGTCATAAGCGACCAGGTTAGGCATTGCACGTCTGATCAGGGAGATCAGAACAGGGTCGAAACCAGCAACGGTTTGACCACCAGCGGATGTGTATCCACCGTTACCAACAGAGTTGGTAGGAGCTTCTGCGAGGAAATCTCTCTCTTCACGCAGGGTTTGCTCTTGGTTTTCTAGCAGGACAGCGGTGACAGCTCTACGGTGTGAATCCTTGATTGGATCCATTCCTTGATAATCAAGGATAGGTGCCCACTTCTCCTGCAGATGCTCAGAATTGAACATTTGCATTTGAATTTACCTCTTTAAAAAGTGTTGTTGTTTGATTATGATCTAAAAATCACTTTTTAGAAGCTCTTGAAAGAGTCTCTAAGTATGCAGCCATCATTGGGGAAACAGATTCAGTGATCGTTTCATCAGATGAGACTTCCTCTGAGAGATTCTCAGTCGTGCTTCTTTGAGTACCAGCGTTTGTTGGGAAATATGATTCCCTCAACGTTACTAGCTTCTCACGATAGTCTGCTTCACTTTCAAACTCAACATTTTCTGCAAGAGAAGCGAGTTTGTCTTTCTGAGAAAGTGCAAGACCCTCAGCGACATCTGCAAAAATTACATCAGCAACCGACTCGGCTAATCTTCTATTCAGAGCAACGTTTCTTTCGATTTGCTCGTTGAGTTTTGATTCCATTTCATCAAGTTTATCTACCATGCTCTCGATTACATCATATCTATCTTCAGGGATTGTTACATAATGATCTTCAAAAAGACTCTTCATTCCAACAAGGAATGATTCGGTCATTTCGGTCTTAAGACCGTGCTCAACTGCGAGTGCGTTCTCTTGGAACCACTCGTCAGCAACATATTCAAGATAAGAATCAACTCTTTCGGTGAGTTGAGATTTGATAGCATCAAGTTCTTCTACAAGAGCAGCAGCGTATGACTCTTGAAGGGACTCTTTGATTTCAGCAACTCTTGTCTTAATTGCTGTCTCAAAGATTGTGCGAGCTTTCTCTTGGAATTCTTCAGAAAGTTCCTCGCCAGCAAGAAGTGCATTAACATCTTCTTCAATGTTAAACTCTTCTTCTACTTCGGTCGCTTCTTCAGCATCCTCTTCTTCGCCACCTTCCTCGCCACCTTCGAGGTCCTCTTCCTCTTCGGTCTCTTCTTCGATGACTTCTTCTTCGACTTCGGTCTCTTCTGCTCTCATTGCTTTTGCATTGACAACATCTTTGACCTGAGCAAGAGTCCCAGCGGGATCTGCTAATTTTGCTGAATCGTCATCGGGACGATAATTTTCGGGAGTAGGACCGCCGAGATCTTCAACTGGAATACCAGATGAAGGCATTAGCTCAGCAGGAGCAGCCCCTTTGGTTACTACGTTTTCCATTTCTTGTAAATTGCTACCAACGGACATTTTTGTTTAGATTCTTGTATAATCTATATTTATTTATAAATTAAAGATTTGAGAGGAATTCGTTGAACAAGTTTAACTTGTGTTCCTCTAACATTTTTTGATCAACGAGAGTATTAATTCTCTTTTGGGTTTGTTGTGCAAGTTGTTCACGAAGGATTCCACCTTCCCAAACCCACTCTTTACCTTCCATGATTCCCTGAACGAAAGCGTCAGGAGCAGAAGGATCGGCAACGATATCAGCAGCAGTTGCTAACATGAAATCTTCACCGACAACTTTATGACCCTCATTAGTCATCTTAAGTGAACCAACACCACGAGAAGAAACGCCGAGACAAACTCCTTCTTTAATCAGAGACATTGCGATTTTACCCATTGGGGTTTCAAGAAGCTTTGCCTTACCCATAAAGTTGTTACCATCTCTATAAAGTTCACAAATTTTATGTGATACTCTATCAAGATTTACGGTAGGACCATCTGGGTGACCGAGTTCACCAAGAGCACGTCCCTTACATACAAAGTTTTCGTAGTAACGATTTACCTCTCTTTCCATAATAGAAAGAGGATACATTCTTCCGTTACGGTTAACTTGTTCTGCTTGTAGGAAAATACCTTTGATAAAGCACTGCTTATCAGCACCTTTACCTTCGGTAATAAATTCTACTTTTGAAATTTCTTCTGTGATGAGTTTCATTTTTTTAGTTTGTAAATCCTACTTTTGTTCCTCTAACTAATGCACTATCAGAAAAAACGCAATGACTTGCAGTTTTAATTAATTGTTCGACAGATCCGGCAGGCAGAGTCATTGATCCAACACCAGATCCGCTCTGTGTCTCAACAATAGAAACAACATGACTTGAAGAGTCTGTGTTCACAAGGCGAACAACCGTAGCCGAACTAAAACTAGTTGCAGCACCAGTAGTAATAGGTAGAGCTATTTCATCTCCTAAAATTTTTGTGTTCATTATTCTTGATCCTCTGTTTCTTCTACCTCAGATTCTCCAAACATAGATGATGCTACATAAGGCTTTGCGAGTTCAACTCTCTCTGCTGCTTTGGAATAAAGAATATCGTGAATTTTGTCACGTACATCTGACGCAGATGCATCAGTTGCAATCAAATCGATAAGATCATCCATAAATTTGCTTTATAAATTATAAATTTATTTATATCTCAGCCTTTTTAGCGTCTTTTTGCATCTGAGCATCCGTTACGGCAGCTTGTGCATCAAGACCTGGTTCCGCAGGAATTTCTCCCATTCCCATTCCGTCTTGACCCATTCCTGTCATATCTCCACCCATACCATCAGCACCTGCTTGTGGTAATGGTGCTCCTGTAATTGGATCAATTGTTGAAGGATCTGGGAGAATACCTTTTTGAATTTCGTCCTCAATCTGCTCATCAATTTCAATAATTTCAGCATCAGTTTGGCGAAGAATTCTCTTTCTCACGTATTCTGTTGAGAAATATTTTCCAATATAAGGTTCAATCGTTGCAAGTGTTCCCAAACGACCATTAAGAAGTTCGGACTCTTTAAGTTCTGCAAATTGATTATCATATAAAAAGTCATATTGAATATGATCTGCCATTAGTTCCCAATCTTCTGGGGAAACTATGTTTTTGAGAATCAATTGCGTTTTCAGCATGTCATTGAACATCTGAGCAAATCTTTTTCTCAGACGACCAACAAATTTTGAGAATTTAAGTTCATCTCTCAGAATCTCGGATGATCTTCCAAGATTAAATCCATCTCCGCTTCCAGCAATTCTTGATTCTGGAACTCCAAGTGCTCTGTAAAGTTTCTTCTGGAAGTATTCAATATCAGCAAGTTCTCCAAGATTCTGACCACCAGGCAGAGTGGTGATCTCAGTTCCACGACCACCTTCTCTTCTGGGCAACCAGAAATCTTCCATCATCGACATAAACTTACGGTCATCACGAACTTCACCAGTGCTCGCATCATAAACCAGTTTATTTCTATAACGAGACATAACCTCTTTAAGGTATTGCTCCGCTTTTACCTTTGGAAGATTACCAACATCAATGTAGAAAATTCTTCTTTCAGGTGCTCTCGATAAACGATAGATAACAAGAGAATCCTCAATCATTCTTAATTGATTGAGTGCTTTGATTGCTTTGTGAAGATAAGAAAGAACGGTATTCTTATTTCTATCTACAAGACCAGATGTGCAATAGACAACAGAATCTTTTGCAATCTTAACTGACTTACCTCCACCTGCACCAGAAATCATCCCAGTTGGATAGTTTGGTGTTGGTGTATACAGGAAATATTCTTCAAATTCTGGACTATGTGGTAAAGAATTTTCAGTGTTTCTTGAATTCACTCTTGCATATGGATCCTTATTATTTTTCTTTTCTTGACGAATATACCTCATCTTCATTGGATCAATATATCTTAAATCCTGAATACCTGCCTGAGGATTTTTAAGATCGATAACTTTTAAATAATAAACTCTACCATCAATATACCAATTTCTAAAAATTTCATGGCACTTTCTATCAAAGTCCATGATTTCTTTGAGATATCTAAATTCTTCTCTTATTTTCTTTTTAAGAGACTCGCTAGCATTTAAGTTAGAAAGTTCGATCTCTACGGGTGAATCGTAGAGATCACTAACGAGTGCCTCATTTACAACATCTTCAATGGCACCATCACACTCTGGGTGAAGTGCCATTTCTCTATATCTTTTAATTAAATCATGCTCTGTTCGATAAACCCCTTCAATATCAAGATACTGACCATAAAAACCACTAGCAATATAATTATCAACCCCGTCCTCATTGGTTTGAGGAACGGGGGATACTATTGATGGGGATTGGTTTTTGTTGCTATCAATAGAAAAACCAAAAAGTTTTGCCATAGTATAATCTTTTGTCTCTTTATTCTATTATTTAGTTAATATCCTCACCACCAGCATTTGAGCCAGTGCCTTTAATTGCTTCCCACCATTGAACTTGAAGTTCAACAGTAAACTCTTGAATACCCTGAGCATCATATGAGAGTTCGATAGGTGCTACCTGAGTTGGGAATACATCATAGAAACGATAAGATCTTAGTGCAGATCCATCACGATCAAGTTGATAAACATATGCATCTGCTTGATAATCTGCTGGGTTTGTAAGACCAGTGTTATCAGACACTCTATTAATAACGTTCATCCATCTTTCGAAAGCAGAACGAATAGAGAAGTCGGTATCGTTAATAACCGTAACTGTCCAGGAATCGAAGGTTCTATCACCTGCGATTTTTAGAACTCTTCCTCTAAAAGGAACTTCAATCTGAGCAACGTTAGATGCTGGTAAGTTCGCACCTTTTACTAAGAATCTTGATTTATCAAGAACATCGGTACTTGGTTGTGCAGCATCAGGGAAAGTGAGAACAACCTCAAAGAGATTTGAACGAGCACCACCACCAGTAAGCTTACTCTTGAAGTCGGTAATCTTTCTTAGTGGGGGTGGATTAATTTGATTTCTAGCTGGCATGATTTTTAACCTCTAGTTGAATTAAACGGAACCGATTACTTCTTCAAAAGCAACACCAGTTCTGGTGGCAATGAAGGTCAGACCGATGAAGTTGATCGATCTTGCTGGTTTGATATAGATATCAGCAACAAACTCATTGTTGTCAATAACCGCTGCTGTGTTGTTTGTTTCATCACAGATAACAACATAATCATAGATACCTCTCTTGGATTGAACATCGCGGAGGAATGGTTCAATAATATTCACAAAACTTGTTCTAGTGATCTCATCGTTGAACTCGAAGAGGAAATCTTTTGCGGCAGCAGAGATTGCATCTTCCAGATAGATGAACAGACGGCGAACGTTGATTCTATCGAATGCGGAAGACTTACCAAATCCAGTCTTATCACCAAATAGAACAATTCCAGATCCAGGTGAGAAGATAACGGGGTTAATTCTGTTAGAATACAGAACATCTCTTTGTCTCTTTCCTGGGTTGTATGCAAGTTTAACAGCGTTAAGAATTGCACCTCTGGAAGTACCTGCTGGTGAGAACCATGGGAACTGTTGAAGATCAGTTCTTGCACAAGTTCCAGCAGTGTCACCATTCAGTGGAACATAACGGAAGGTATCGTTGAAACGATCATACATGTACTTATAACCACTATCAAATACACCATAAGTTGTTGAAGTTACTGGTGAATAGAAACTAACAACGTTGTCAGTGATTGTATCAATACTGTTAACTGTTACTGTTCCAACCGAAGAATCGTTCAAGAACGCTTGTCTGTATGGAGAAACAAATGCGACTGCATCTTTTCTTGCTTCTGCAACAGCAATACACTTGTTGGCAAGTGCTTGTGCCTGCTCCTTAGGATAGTTTGCAGAACCCATCAGGATGAAGTCAACTTCATACTCTTCTGTGTTTTCGAACAGAGTTAAACCACTTACAATATCATCGAGTCCAGAATAAAGTGCTCCTGATGTTGTCAGATCAGTGTTTCCACCGTAGTTTGTACCGCCTGCAAGAGTATAAGTATTTGATCCAGCACCTGCGAAGATTACACTTGCAGCATCTTGATCCCATCCAGTATCGGTATTGAGTTCAAATTGTGCAGCACCATTTCCACTGAATCCAGTTGTGACAACTCCGACTGGTTGTGAACCACCGAAGATAAACTGTGAGTTAGTTTCGAGATACTTTCTCCAATAAGAAGGGCTTCCTACCGAATATTCTGCATCTTTTGCTTTTGACAGATTAAGGTGCTTTTCAAGAATGCTTCCTGCATTTCCTGTAACTGTTCCAAGATCGTCAATTACGACAACGTGAACTTCATCAAATCTACCCCCTCTTCCAGCAACATATCCGGAAGTTGATGGTCTATTTGAAATTGCATCCCACTCAATGCTACCAACATTAAGGGTAATACTTTGCTGTTCAAACCAGTCTAACTCGCCAGTGTAAGCTCTGGTTGCAAAAGAACTTGATTGTCCATTTGTGTGAATTGCAACGCTTCCAGTGTTTGGAAGTGCATAAACACCATTCTGTTGATAATCAACTGCGGTTTCGGTGCCAGCAGCAGAAACTACGCTTACAAGTTTAGTTGAGATCTGAGAAGTGCCAACTTCTGTGATAACACCCTTATAATAACCGCCAAGCAACGAAGTTGATCCTGCTCCTGGAAGAGTTGTTCCAGTTGGGACTGCGACGGTAAAACCATATCCAACACTAATGTTGGTTGTAGTGATACCAGTTAGAACTTGATCAGCCTTGGCGTCGATTACTGCAACTTTAATGCCATTACCCCAAGTACCAGGGTTTTTAGCGGCAAAAGTTACATTAGTGATTGTATTTTCATCATAACCAAGTTGAACATAATGGTCATCGCTCTTGATTTTTATGTTGGATGCTGCACCAACAAAAGCGTTCTTTAATAGAGAGTCATCTGCTCTACTAACTCTCATTACTCCACCATAAGCAAGATATGAGGATGCTACCATCCAGTGCTCATAGTGTTTATCGGTTGAGTATGGTTGCCCAAAAGTTTGGTAGAGATCATTCTCATTTTCAATAAGTTGAGGAAGATCTACTGGTCCCTTTGCGAATGGAGCGACAAGAGCCCCAACCGAACCAGAAACTGGATCTACTCTACCAATGGTTAAGTCAACCTCTCTAACTACAATTCCAGGAGATGCTAAATTTAGAGGCATCTTTATTCTCCGTGCTATCCAGAATTAATCTAAAAATATTTATTAAAAAGACTACTTTCATTGGGGAAACAATCCATGAACAACACTACCAGTCAGGATATTCCCACTTTATGGAATCTGAGCATATTTTTCTTTTATCAGTAATTCTTTTTTTTGTACAATCCTTACATTCATAAGAATATGCAGATGGAAAAGCACCTCTTCCTTTACGGGTTAAATAAAAGTCATCGATTAAACTCTTAGTTACTTTGCAGACCCTACACTGCCTTTCTAAAAATAGTAGATGTTGTGTATTAATTTGATCATCTATATCAAACTCCATTTACCTGTAGTCCCACATATAAGAACGATCTCCATATTCATCTAAATTCCAACTATTATCCGACTTCTTTGCAACTATCCACCTATCACCAGTTGATTCATCTACAAAAGTATCTTCATCAAACCCATCTAAAATAAATCCAAATGGTGCCATATCTTGTTCAATCTGATTCTTTTGTTCTTCATAAATTCTCTTACGAACATCATTGTCCGTCATTTCTTTGAAATAATCTTGGGCAACTAACCAAGAGAATATAACAAGACACATTGCTAGGTCATCATTACAACCTTCTTCTGCTTCAAATGAATTATGTCTCTGGGCAAATGTCGTAAGTTCTGATATAATGTCATAATCAACAGTCAGTAACTTATCATCTTCTAATAAAGTTTTTAAGTTAGAACATCCCAACTTTTTCACAGCAGAAGTCATTCTCACACCCAATTGTGATTTCTTTCCACTAAATCCAGTTCCAACAATTTGTCCAGCACGACCACGCATTGAACACATTAAAACATTATCATATTCCAAATCAAAATGGAGTATATTTGCAACCTGGTCTCCAATATCATTAACTTCAATCAACAACCAAGAATTGTTATAAGCCTTTGCAACCTCATGAATAATACTTGGGAATAGCATAGGTTTGATTTCATTGTTTCTATACTTTGCCACCACCTTGTATGGAAACTGAGTGATATCAAAAACAAGAAACGCTGAATAATCATTTCCCAAACCACGAGCAACGTCAACCGTGATTAAGTAATTATTTTCCTCTCTTGGATTTTCATAAATATCCAATCCAGCATTTCTTTTGATTGGATCTTCATATACAAGATTTCTAAGTTTTGATGGATTAATGAGAGTATTAACCGATCCCAGAAACTCACACTCAAACTCAACCTTAAACTGTGCTTCGGATGTGTTGGCAATGGTCTGCTCTTTCCATGCCTCATCTCTTCCTGGAACTTCTGACCAGTGAACATCAGTAGGCACATATTCGTTCTTATTTCTCTCCGCATCATGCCACATGCGGTAGAAGTGATTCATACCACGAG